TGGATCCCAAGAATCCCAATTCACATCCTGAAACAAGAATAATGTTTTATTAAGATCTAATATATATTCAAGATCAAAAACGTTTCCTATATCATACCATTTATCTCCGCCATCGTGATCTCCATACTTTTCTATAATTGGATCTATCCACGACTGATTATTTGAATAATATACATTAAAAGGATTTTCGGTTTTATGATTATAAATATGCCTTACCCAAGATAATATTTGTTTATCCGTAAGTCCGTCAAAAGCCGACGACGAATTTATATATCTAGTTGAATAACTAACCACTTGAGACCCGATTTTTTTTCGCCCATATCCTATAGGTACAGGTAATCCTTGTTTAGCGAGATTAACCGTTCCATTGATTAAATAAGATGGATTTAATTCTGCTGTTTTATTTTCTGGAGTTGGATTTAAAAGTTTATTTAGTCCATAACTAATGATAGCAGACACGACCGCCCATATTAACGGAATCCACCAAGCGCCTTTGATAGAAGGCACAAGCTCAATAGTTTTTAAGTTATCTCTAAAATTTAGCGTTAATTCTTCAGCACTTTCCATTTCTATTCCATTAACCAATATAGCATAATCTTTTTTTTCTTTTGCCGCTTTTTTAATTACATTTATAAATTTTCCTTTAGTTAAAGCATTAATAGCTGTCATAGATTCAGATACTGATTTAACGCATAGATTATATTCGTTTTTTCCAATCTGATTAGCAATGTCTTCACATAGCGTTATTTTAACTAAATTTGCATTCATTATTTATAATATCTTACTATTGTTTTAATATATTTATCGTATTTTTGATAATATTCAATTTGAGATATTTCATCAGAGTGATTTAAAACTTTATTATTACCGATATAAATTAAAAATGTATATTTTCCTTGTAAAGATGATTTTTCTATAATAATTACATCGTTTTTTTGAATTTCTCCGTCTAATACGTTTTTAAAATTAAATTTTTTAATTTCATTAACTAAGTCATAGTTTTCTTTGAAAGTATAAGATCTATATATATCAGGTATATCAATTTTCAATTCTTTATGATAATAATCTCTTACTAAGCTATAACAATCTCTAACTCCAACTAAAAAGCCCCGATTTAAATAATCATAATTTAAAGAAAAAGGTTTATAAAAATTAAACTTTTTTGTTATAGGACAATATACGATAATAGGAATTTTATATGTTTCGGATAAATTGATATCCACACCAGAAAATGTTTCTGTTGAATTTGGGGCAACGTGCGAATGGTATATAGCGTATATATTTTTAGTTTTTTTTACTAATGTAAATTTATCAATGTCCATCTCAAATTCATTATTCGAATATGTAGATAAATTAGTAAATGGTAATAATTTAAATAGAGGAAAATTCTTAATATATTTATCAATTATAATAAGTCCGCAACATTCAGCAGCGGGAGTTTTGTTTGTCTCTAATATAATCTCTTCTTCTATATTAAACATCTAATCACTTAAATTGGTAGTTGTTGGATCATAATTATATTTATTAGTAGCCGGGAATCCCCCATAAGGAAGAACCGTCTTTTGTCCAAAGTGATATTTACAATCAGCTAATTTGTGAGGGCAGGTATCCGCCGTCCAATAAGTTTCATTAAATATACTTATTCCGCTTGTTGCCCCCAAAGGGTTAGTGCATACATAAAGTCTTATTCTTCCCTCGAACTCTAAACTCACAAAGTCTCTGTAATTATAATTAGTTAATAGAGTAGAGTCCCATGGACCCTTATTAAATTCTCCACCATCGGTATTTTCATCCCAAGAATCCATTCCATAGGTTTTATATCCAATGGGCGTTTCGGCGGTGCAAAAAAATACAGAGTTTTTATCACAAACTGGTATATTAGCGTATTGACAATCACTACTTCTATAAGACCATCCGCAATAATCTCCCATGATTTGTCTTTTCGGAAGTTTATCTCCTTCTAATTCTAAAGATGATGCTAATTCAAATTCTATTTCGTTTCTATTTTCTTTATTTTTTTTATTAATAAAAAATATTTCATCCGCATATCTCACCCTCCGATTATTTAGATATTTAACCAATGTCCTATGTCTAGTAATTTTAGCTCCGGTTAAATCCCCTAATTCAATTAAAAGAAAAGTAAGATATGCTTTATAATTAGATATTTTAAGAATTGGTCTGGGGAGTTGCGTATTATTTTGCTCTAGCCCCGTTAATTCAAAAGGCATAGGATATACAGTGATAATATCTAGCCCCGTAGGGTCGTTTTCTTTGCCCCATTTAATTGAAACATCTCCATAGATAGAAGAGTTATGAAAAAAATAGTAATCAGATATATTACTAGATAAATTTTTATTTATAAATTTAACCCTAGTTAAATCTAATTCCAAAATTTCTATTATAGCAGGAGGAGTAAGGCTTTTACTATCCTTTACTAAATCTCTAGAAATAATACTATTTGGAATGTCTGAATTGCTCATTAAGATATTACTAATGTTGACGCAGCATTAACTTCTTCAAAAGAAACCGATACGCTACCTAATTTATATGTGTCCCATTTAAAATTTGGTGATTTAGCTCTATATAATCTCACATAATCTCCTCCGTCGAGAGGTTCTTGTGCTTTATATTCAAAAATATTTTGATATTTCCCATCGTCATCATTTTCTATATTATATTCAATAAAATGAAGAATAGCTTTAGCTTTAGGAATGGGTATTTTTTCAAATTTTAAATTTAATGTAGTAGAGATAGAATTTATTCCTTTTTTTATTACTTGTTTGTATCCATCTCCAAATTGTATAACGGTTGGAGAAGACTCAAAAGCGGCTTCTGTTTCGTATTGAGGAACCCATTCAAATTTATCCGTTGATGCCCAATATCCAGAATTTACCGCACTATCCCATTGAGAACTAGCCGCTAACGCGCCCGTATTATTATCTATTTTAGAATAAAAATATCTTATAAAAGTATCTGTGTAATTTATATTTCCATTATCTGTCGTATATGTATAACTACGAGTAAACGCTCCGCTTACTATATCATCTTTTTTATGAGGCGGACTATAAGGAATAGCTGATATATGATAATTTCCCATTTTATTATAATAAAATTATTTTAGATTTATCTATTAGCCCCGCGTAACGCCCCACCGACTCTCATTTGTTTACGAATTTCCTCTTGCGCCGCCTGTTTCATAACGGTCTTTAATTGGTCTACGTTAACTTGTCCGGCTTTTGTATCGGTAGAATCTGATGTTTTATCTCCGTTAATATTTATATCTAATTTTAATGAACTTGATGATGTAGAACTAGTTGATGTAGAATTTACTAATCCTCCACCAGCATATCTATTATTAATATTATCGAAATATTGAGAACCAAGACGATCAACTACAGATTTTTTCACTACATATTCGCCCCGAGTAACCATTGCAGGCACTTTATCTATTCCATAGTCGCCCTGATTAATTAAACCACCGGTGGCGGCCATTACATTATTATAATTATATTTATAATTAGGATTATCATAAACAGAAGCGTTAGTTTGTGCCGCCGCAGAACCATTATAATATTCTGCATTGTTTTTTAAATTTTGATAATTTTTAGCAGATTGGGATGGTTGGCTCATATAACTATTAAATCTACTTCCGCCATAACTCATCCCAACATTTACGGCGGTTGAAATCGCTAAATCTTTTAATTCTTTTTGTCTAGCAGCTCTATCTGCTAATTTCTGTTTATATGATGCGAATAATTTTGATTCTTTTGTCCAATAAGCTTTAGCCGTAGGTGAATTACCGTGCCAAAATTTTTGGCTCATTCCAGAACCTTGCAATCCTTTTAGCTGTGCTTCATAATTTTTTTTGGAATCTATTTTTTTATCATCGATAGCTGTTAATAGATCGCCGCTATATCCACTAAAAGATACCGAGCCGCCATCCGCATAGTGATTTAATTGGGCTAATTTGTTGTAGCCTATCGCTCTAGCCGCTTTTTTATTTATTACATACTCACCGTTTTCGCCCACCATTGGAACCGTATCAATTCCGCCTCCATTAGCATAGCCTATAATTCCCCCGTTATGATATCCATTTCCAGTAGAAGAAGTAAACATCGATTTAATCCCGCCCCAAATACTACTCCATATTCCACTAGATTCTCCTCCCGAAGGTTGCGCTCCCGCTGCTGCAGGCGATATTGTTTTGTCTCCTCCTATATTACCCAAAGCCGTTGCCGCTCTTAATGCCGCTGCGGTTAATTCTTGTAATGCACTACTTGTTCCTCCAGCCGCCGATATTCCGGTTAATGGCGCTGTTACAGCATTTGGAGATTGTCCCATACCCTCCGGTAGCCATTTAAAATATCCCTTATCATGTGCTCCGCTTACCAGATTTCCCATTGCTTGATCGGTTATCGGTTTTCTAATGCTCTCAGATATACCTAATAGTCCCTGTAGAGCCGCTTTACCCGGTCTCTCGCCCCTTACTAGACTATCCATAAATCCAGTTCCTGCACCCTGTAAACCGTTTATAAATGATTCGCCTATTGCGGCTTTATTTTCAGCCAATTCTCTTAATTTGGCTGATGCGGACGCCATACCAGAAGCGATACTTTCATTATATTTTTGTTCCAAATCTAATTGATTTTTTTGCTGTTCCGCAGATTCCTTTATTTTACGAATTTCCTCATCGCGACTCTCTATTCTATTATCTATAGTGGAAGTAATAGAGGTTTCGTAGTCTTTCTGTTTTTCTAATATAGCGTTTAACTGTTTATATTCTTCCGAATTACTTGATATATACGGAAGGATATTATTAGAAATATTAACTCTATCACCGGAAAATTTATTTATGATTTCTTTTAAATCTTTTGGGTTTTTTCGTATTTGAGATAACTCATTTTCAAAAGATCGTTTTAATGATTCAATAGGACTTTGCTCAAGACCCTTTTTTCTCATCCAGTCAGACGAATTTAATAAATTAAAATTTGTATTTTGTGGATTATTAAATAGATTATTTAAATTATTTTTTATACCAGACGAATTATCTAAAAATTCTTTTGCCGAAGTTATATTTTCTACATTATATTTATCTTGAATATTTTTTATATCTAGATTTCTCGTAGCGTCTATCATACCGGTTTTATAAGGTATCGTTTCAGAATTAGTAGCATATCTTGAATTAAAATTCGAAGCATAATTAGTCAAATTTATCACCGACTCTGCTCTACTTTGGCGAATACTTAAAGTTGTTTGTTCTTTATTTAGTAATTGAGAAAATTCTAGTTGTAATTTTTCTTTTCTATCATTAATTTTAGCTTCTTCTTCTAAATTTTTAGCACGTAATCTTTCTATCTCGGTTTGAGTAGTCTCTGATATCTGTCCTTGTTCCGTTCTTTGCTGCGCGGCAGCACTCATAGGATTAAAAATACTAATATCGTTATTATTTATTGCAGTCTCAGAAAGAACTTTTATTGCGTTATCATAAGATCCTTTTTGTATATCTTTTATATCTTGTTCTGTAAGAGAAATATTTATTCCGTGGTTTTTCAATATTTGAGGTATATCCGCCTGTTGATAATTTCTCGCATCAAAGTCTTTCCCTAATTCGCCCTGTAACGCAGACGAAGATAGTTTTTTATTTCGATAATCTTTTAGTCCATTAACGAAATCATTATCTTTTATTTTTTCCCAATCGCCACCTTCTAAAGCTTTCTGGTATTTATCCATCATTTCTTGCACCTTCGCTATATCTTCTGTTGGTGCTGATGTAAATCCAATATTTTTAATAATTTCCTTTGAGGTGCTTCCGCCCATTAATTCAATTCCCATCTTTCTTCTCTCTTCCTTCTGAGACGCGGATAGAGCTTCCGAAGATAAAGCGTTTCTTTGGCGAGTCTCTTCCATAGGAGATACATAACCAGAAAGAGATTGTATCTGATATCCTCGTCTTGCTTGATCAATTTCATTGCTACTCTGAGTTCGAAATGCATCGGTATTTTGTTTGGCTAGTTTTTCATCAATTGCATTCTTAATTACTTGAGAGGCTTTTTCAGAATTAACGGCGGCATCATTAGAACTATTAAGATTTTTTATTTCTTGAGATATGGTTTTAAATTTATCTATTGCGCTTTTTATAACTTCTGGCGTAGCGTCTTTGTTTATTCCGGCTAAATTTATAAATTCTGCAAGAGATTTCATTTGTTCTGAGGCAGCCTTAATTTCTTTTTCCCCAATAAGCCTACCTCCTGGGGTGGCATAGGATAAAGCACCACTTTTACCTTCTCTAATACTAGTTATACTAGGATTATATTTTCTAAAATTATCAAAAGCCGATAGCGTTTCGTTTACGACTAACCCCTTTTCTTTAAATTTCTCTCTAGCGTCTAATCCTTTTAATAATTTATCATAATCTAAGTTCTTAAATTTTTCAGTATCCTGGAACTCTTTACTATCTTTATCAAACCCTTCAGATTTAGATAGCCCCGTATATGTAGAGCGAAGAGCTTCTTCAAAATCTTTTCTATTTTCCGGGGTAATATTTGTTGAACGCCACATGCTTTTATTTTTCTCAAAGAATTCTAACAATTTTTTACGGTCATCTACGCTAGTAATTTTTCTATTTTCTTCGTCATTAGCATTTGCTAAAGCACTTCTGACGCCCTCTATATTTCCTTTACCCATTAATCCAATTAAGGTATTTCTTTCACCCGCGTCCGACACTTTTAATATCTTAGAAGATATTTCGTCTCTTAATCTATTTC